TATTTCCTCCTTTAAAAAATATGTTATTAACTGAAAATTCCGTCATTAAATCAATAACATTACGAAAAACGGCGAAATTATAATAACATTTTTGACAAAGAATAATTGCATCCCTTACATCTACAGAAGAATAACCACTACCATATATGCTACTACTATTTTTAAATGGAACTAAACCATCATCAATATTTTGAAATCGTTGAGTCCTCTCTATAGTTCCAGCAATATTTCTTCTTGTGGAAGTCGTTGATGTTGAGGCGATTGACTCTGTCGCCATTGAAACCATAAATGGTTCCGCATCAGTTAAGTTAATTTTTTTCTTTCTCATATTATTATTTTAAATTGCTGCATTACTATAATTAGCCGAATAAGTACAATATATCCTATCATTACCCATATAATCGGGAAATCTAACAAAAGTATACACAGTACTTAAATTCGGATTTGGAGCAGGGGCATTAACGCTATATGGGAATCTAATATCGTTATACCACGTAATTAAATTATATTCATCTGTAGTTTTAACACCGAGATTGCTTATTTTTACTAATACTGTTTGTCCTGTTGCAAATCTAGTTAAATCGAAAGCAATAGTGTTTTCTTCGTCAGTGAAACTTAAATCCCATGCGTCGTATTCTTGAGGACTTATGGTTCTAGTATTGTAAGATGAAAGCCCTGATGGAGAAGTGTTACAGATAAATACTAAATGTCCGGTATCCCCACGGCCACCACTTGGTCCTTGCGGCCCTGTTGGACCTGGAGAACCTAATCCTCCTACATTAGTATCAACTAATCCATAATTATACCATTCAATTTTACCAGAAACTAATCCAGCAGGAGGATAAGGATTGTCTAAAGAAGTAAATTCAATAGCCCCATCATTAGTATTAAAAGAATCTACTCTCCCATAAAAATAACGCCCTGTAACAGAAGCATCAGAAAAAATAAGTTGTTGGGCAGCGGAATAAGTATTACCAATCATTGCTGAGATAGTTGTTCTAATTTGGTCGCCAGGACCAAACCTTCTTCCTGTTCCGGTACATAATACCCAATTACTTGTTCCGCTTGTTGTTCTATCAAATCCATAAAAACCAGTCCTCTGGATATCTGTCACATAATAACTAGCATAATAATTATCGCTAGCCCCAGCAGGTCCGGTCGGACCAGTCGGACCAGTAGAACCAGAAATTGATGTTCCACTAGTACCCGCTGGTCCTGTAGGCCCGGTTGGACCACCAGCCGGAAGAGAAGTCCAATCAGTTGTTGTTCCATCTGTTAATAAAAATCTAATGTCATTACTACTTCGTTCTATCCCAGTAATACCAACCCCAGAAGTTCCGAGCCCCATGGCCCCTCTTTGTCCTTGTGGACCAGCAATTCCTTGAGGACCAGTAGCTCCTCTTCCACCACTTGGACCAAAATAACTTGTTTCGACATCCCCTAAAACATAAAATCCCCAATACATTGAACTATCCATTACGCTTCCGTCGGCGAAAACGTATTTTTGGAATCCGTATTTATACGAAGAGGTTGCGTCGAAGTTAACTTTAAAGGTTATTTTATTTCTACTAATATCTTCAACAATATCTGATATTAAGTCGTCTGTGGTTAAATTAGCATCTAAAGTATTATAAGCAGAAACATCAAAATTATTTTCACTACGAAGAAATCGTCCAGTAGAAGGATTATTTAAAACTGTTTCAAGAACACCATCATCAAAAAATACTAATTTTAAATAACCAGTAATACCACTTTGAATAAAATAATTAGAATTATAATAAGACCCATTTGGAAAAGTAATACCAGTTAATTTTAAACCACTATAATCAATAGAATACGTCATTCCTTTTACAAATCTGAGTGGGGGATTATTAACTGTATCTGGATTAATATTATAAATTTTCCAATTTGGAGCAATATCTCCTGGAGAAGGTGGTCCACCAGTAAATCCAGTAAATATATCTCCGACAATGTTAATTCCACCAACCACTCCTTGCTGACCCGTGGCACCACTTGGGATTATAATAGTTAAACCTGTGGTTCCATTAGAAAATTGCGGGGTAAGATTAAGTCCACTTTGGGTAAATCCAGTAAGAGAAATACCTGTTGCCCCTGTAGCCCCAGATGGTAAAGAAATTGTGTTTGTAAGAGCCCCATTAGATAATAAAAATCTTACACCTGTAGAATTAATTCCTGTTGCCCCGGTAATACTTAATCCACTTGCCCCACTAGGACCAGTAACCCCCGTAACCCCAGATGCCCCAGAAGGACCAATAATAGTTAAACCCTGAGAAGAGGCCGTTAAATAATAAGAACCAACTTGTACAACCGCACTTGTTCCAGATGTATAAGCTGTAAAAAAATGAGGACCAAAATATAACCCACTTCCAGAAGGGATAGAAATCTTATTAATAAATAATTCTTGAAATGGATTTCCTGAAGAACCAAGGTTAGAGATGCCAGAACCAGTAGGAATAATGTTTCTTCCGCTGACATTGATACCAGACCCCCTTAATATAGGGAACATCGTCTGAGAAATATATCCAGATAAATCCTGTTGATTAATTTGTCTGAGTCGAATATAGCTGTCCATAAACCTTTATTTTATATTTACACTAAATTAAATGAAAATAGGTTCAAAGGTAGAAGTATTCTCTTCTGGGGCTTGTTTTATATCGTTAAAACATTTTATCCCCCAAGCAGCTAATAATAAAGCGGTATAACTATCACGACGCATTCTTGTTGAGGTCATATCTCTTTTCATGATTTGTGGAAGGTCAAAACTTTGGGTTCCCTTAGCGGTTGTTTTAACCTCAATAGAGGCGCATTGATATTTTGTTTGTTTTAATAAAATTTCTTGAGTATCTATTAAATCTGAAGAAGATTCTTCCCCAACAAATTCTAAATTTACCTTAGCCAAACACGCCTTCTCAAACGAATTGGCCGAACCCTTAATACTTCCCCCAAACCAAATCTTTTTATAATCAATACACCCCTGCAAATGTTCATTGGCTTTTCTAATAAAATCTGTTGTAAAATATTGAGAGAAAGCCACCTTATGAATAGTTTTATTATATCCCTTTCTCGCTAATTTTAATTGTTCCTCTAATTCTGCCCCGTCTTTTTCGGCGACAAAATCAAACACTTTAATTTCGATATTATCCTTCCTAAACCATTCGCTTTCATTAGCTGACTCTAAAAATTGATATCCAGCATAATCAATAACAATCATTACAATATTAAAATTAGTATATAAATAATAAAAATACTTAATATGGTCCTTTAAATCTTTCCCAGCCTCAGCATAAGAATGGACAATCGTTGCCCCTGGTCCATTATCATCTAATTCGGTTAAACACATAGCAAAATTATCCGCAGTTGGAGAATTACTAAAGTTAGGGTCAATAGCTAAGATATATTTTTTGTCTTTATGTCCCTGTAATAATAACGTGGGTTCTTCTCCATCAGGAACAGTACATTCTATCATTTTCTTCATAGAAAAATAACTATCTGAACCATCAATGAATTGGGCACAATATTCCCGTTGAAAAGTTGCCGAATTAGCTTCATTGCTTTGGGCTAATTCAATAATACTTTTATCCATCCTATCAGGGGGAATAGCGTCCCATGATAATTGACTTACAAAGTATCTTGCCTTATTTTCGGGCAAGTTATCGCTATAAATTTGCTTTACAAATTCGTCATATTTTTTATAAAGATATTCGCAGGTATATGATGCTGATGATAATGCAACTAGTTTAGCATTATTATGAAAGACCATTCTTTCTTCCTCAGTTATAATTCCCTTTCGAATCATATCTGTTTCTTTATCACGAATCATTTTCCTTCGCTTAATTTCCCACGCGGGCGTAGCGACAAGATATGGCATTAAAACCTTTTCTACCATTTCCTCGCCCATTAATAAGAACTCATCAATAACTAATACATTGGCACGGAAACCACGGATTTTTTCTCCGTTAAGAGGAATAGCAACAATTTCTCCACCGTTAATACTCCAACGAAATTCATCGTTTCGTTTAATTTTATGACCAAAAGCTTGAGCCAACATAACTGCTTCTGGTTGGTCAGCCAGTTTTTCTATATGATTAAAAATAAAACGAGACGTTCTAAAAGTTGGTCCAGCAACAAGAATAGAAGTATTAGGAAAAAATATACATTGTAAAAAACAATAAATCGACGCTAACCAAGTTTTCCCAATTCCACGTCCCCATACATTTAGGGAATAATTAGAATTTAATAATCCCTTAATAATTACGATTTGGTCAGGATATAGTTGAATACCAGATAATAGTTCTGTGGTTAAACCTAAATTTCTATACAGAAATTTAATGAGGGTTAGTTTAGCTTCGTTGTCTTCTAATTCTCCTTTTAAACTATACATTAAGTGATTAATGTCTGTTATTTCTTTTTTGTATTTTTCTGATTCGTACCACATTAGATTAAATTTCCTATATCATACAAATATTGAAGGTCCACATTTCTAAATTGTCCATTAGAACAAAAAATTCTTTCAATAGCTTTCGCTGCATCCTGTCTATCATTTACAAATAAAAATTGAAGAAATTGATTATTCTGAATAATTTCTCGCATGTTGTGAAGAACAAATTCTGGACTAATTCTTGTTTTTCCGGCTACTTGATGACGATAAATAAAATTGTATACTTCCTCCATGGGTTCTTCAATGACCACAACTAAATAAGACCCTTTGGCCTTGTTTATTTCTCTTAAAAAACGATTAAATCCCAAGCTTAAAGTCGTGTAAAAATCTCCCAAAGATTTTCTTTCTATGTGACAATCATATGAAAACAAAATATCATTCAAAATATAATCTCCGAACATCAGCCCTTCTGAAATGGTCGGAATCGAAAATGATAATGGCTTTTGTTCTCTTGTATCTACGATGATACGATGTTTTTTTGAAAATTTATTCCAATTTCCATCAAATTCAATAGAAGAAAACCGAGAAGATAATCCTATTTCCTTACCAAATGATAAATAGTCCCCAGTGATTTCATTTAGTAATTTAATCCCACCCATGGGTAAAGAACGCAACTCCACCTGAGAAGGTAAAAAACGAAGACCTTTTTTTGCTTTTCTCTCCAACAAAAACTTACGAATATATTCTATAGCCTGATTATTCGGAACCTTTTTTAACCACTTAATAGCATTCAATCGCGAATTAAAATCACTATTCAAATAAAAATCTAATGACTTAAATTTAATAATAAAACCATCGAATTGGTCATATCGCGGAAAATGCTTTTGATAATATTCCACTTGGGAAATTTTATGTAACCTTAAATGTAAATGCAAAGATTTAAGGGAATCAAATAAAACCTTACATTCTTGACATATTAAATTATCCATAAAGAATTTCCTCTTTAGATAGACCTAAAATTCTCGCTTTAATTTCCGGCAAAGATGATAACCTTTCTACTTCTACCCCCATGGCTTTTTGTTCTTTTTCAGCTAATCTAAGTAGGTCTTGTCTCCCCTCTTCTGTCTTCCACATTTGAACCAAATTAAGAATGCTTGCTGTATCTTTTACCTGTTTAGATAATCGAGTGCTTCTTTTTTCTTTAAGGTCGTCTAACAGTTTTTGCTGGCGAGTAATACATTGGTTTCCCTCATTTTGAGCTTTACCAATCGCTTCGACTAATGACATGGAAATTCTAATTGTTTCATCCCCCCGTTGTTCATCATCGGTAATATTTTCCAATTGTCTCTGAAGATTTTCGCTACGCCGTTGAATTTTAAATTGCTGAACAACCTCATTGGCCAAAATAATATATTGGTCAACCTCTTCTTGAGTTAAATCTGGTTTATCATAAGTATAACGAATAAATGCATCTTCGCATAAGCTTCTATGAGTTTGACTTTCATAAGTAGCCATTTGAGTTAAGAACCTAAAAGTATGAAGATAATTAATTAGCATCTCTAAACCCTTTTTCTGCTGAGGGGTTAGTTTTTCCCTGTCTAGCACAAAATTAACATACTTATTAACACGGCGCAAAACCTTATCCATAGTTTTTGGTGGTTCATAAGTGGCACTTTCAGGAACATCTTCTTCTGCGGCCTGATTATAAATAACACGAGTATCTAGGCTTTTTACATATTCGTTTACCGCACGAGTTTCCGCGTGGAGATTAGATAAAGATGGATTCGCGAACATAATTCTTGCCATCTCTAAAGAGTTCATAGTTGCAGAATTATTAGCTATATAAAGCTTTTGTTCGTCTGTTAAAGTAATTTCTTTATCTTCCCTTTCTCCTTGCGGGCGGGCGCGTATATTATGTTTGGATAAAGCTTTTTTAATAGCTTTCCCCTCTTTGCTTCTACCATCACATTCTTGACCAAAAATAGACATCGTTAACTCTTTTAAACCAGGAGGGTTATCTGGAGTAGAGTTCCAGAGATTTAATAGATTTTGTTCTTGTTCTGCTGTTAGGGTTAAGTCGTCCATATTAAAAAATATCTACATCTCCATCAGCCAAACATTTTTTTACTTTTATAATAATATTTTTGCGTATATTTTTAATTTGTTTATATCCAGGATTCCGCCCTTTTTCATTTGATATGTATCCTAATTTTTTGGCAATAATCGCCTCGTCTTCGTGCAAAATAAAAAGCCCCTCATATACTTTATATTCTAAGGGCTTTAATAGTTCTTTCATTTTTTCGTGAAGAACCAAAATGTGTCTAAATACGTTCGATGTTTCATCAAAAATTTGTCTTATTTCTTGAGTATGATTTTCAATGGAAACGGGTATTTTAATATGGGTAGCTGCTTGTTTTCTTTTTTGCCAGTGGGCATATAAAGGACATTTAGAACTCTGCTCTCCATAAATTTTACATCCTAAATCCATCGCCGCCGCGCATCTAAGGCATGGACGAGAATAATTTGAATAATTGTTTCGAATAAGATTTTTTATTTGATTTCCGATTATAGCATTTAGCCACGGAATAAGGGGTTTTTCAGAATTATATTGTCCCCATTTTTTATATATGTGAATACGAATGATTTGTGATACATCATCATAATCCATCCACGATAAAGAAGTTAAATTCCACCGATGTTTTCTTTTGGCTATTTCAACATCAATAAGAGGCAAACATTCTTCGAAAGTTTTTGGATTATCCATTGTTTTTTTGGTTTCTTAATGTTCCGGCCTCTTTGGAAAAATCTGCCCAAAAATCTTTGCTATTTTGAGTGTTGGCAGGTCTATTGTTTTGAATGGGAGAGGGCGGGACATCTGATGGTTGAGATATTATACTTCCTAAAGTTTCTCCTGGTGGTCTATCTTTTACGATATCTACTTGCAAACCATTAATACGAATATCTAACTTATGTAACTTATCTAAATAATTATTATCTTCGTCATCATCATCTCCTTTAGCTACAAATGGTTCAAATGTCGATGGTTTAGGGGATGATATTTGAGAAGACAAAGAAGATAAATTCGTTCCGCACGAAGGACAAAAATTGACCTTGACGGGCATCTGTTTTCCACAGTTATGACAGAAAATCTTTGTTGACATATCGTTTTATTATACTTTTTAAATCTTAAACTTACAATATTTTGATGAAAAAACTCGGTATCGGTATAATGGCGAAAAACGAATCAGCAATTATCGAACGTTGCCTTTCCAGTGTTATACCTTTAAAACCAGACGTTATTGTAATTACTGATACTGGTTCAAATGATGATACAATTTTAAAAATCGCTCTATTTTTACATAAATACACTATTCCTTTTAAAATTTACCAAGAACAATTTAAAGATTTCGCCTACAATCGAAGTCTACTCTTACACCGCTGCGAAGAAGAGCCCGTTGATTATATTTTAATGATAGATGCTGATGAAGTATTAATTATTAATAAACCTGAAGATAATGAATTTAAAAATAGTCTTTCGGCTGGAATTTATGATATAACAATAACAGATGGAACAGTTTCTTATCGCTTACCGAGATTAACCCAAACCAAACCATGCCTATATTATGTTGGGGTAACTCATGAGTATTTAGAAGAAGGTAATCTCGTCAAAGACTTTTGTCCTCATATTTCTATTGCCACCCTCCACGATAGTTCCAGACGCAAATCTAATCAAAAATACCTTAACGACATAGCCCTTTTAGAAAAAGCTCTAGCCGAAGATGTAGAACCAGGACTTATTAATCGTTATCAGTTTTATTTAGCCCAAAGCTATTATTGTAATAATGAATGGCAAAAAGCATATAAAGCATATGAAAAAAGAATAGTATTGGGGGGTTGGAAAGAGGAGATTTTTTATTCCTATTATCAAATAGGAAATATTTGCGCCCAATATAATTCTTTCACTTATTTTAAAGACGCCGTATTTAATTATACCGCCGCCTATGAAGAATTACCATCTCGCGCCGAATCTCTCTACGCCCTAGAACAATTATATCGAGAGAGTAAATACCCTGTGTGGGCTGACCGTATAAAAGAAATAAGAAGAAAAATCCCCAAACCCGCTACATCTTTATTTTTACTAGAGGCCGCTTATGATTAAATTATTCTCAGAAATGACAAAAGAGGAAAAGATAACCTTTTTTCTTAGCTGCCAAAAACTACTAGTAGAACATCACCCCAATAGTCCATTTATTTTTAACTCTAAGAATTATAAAGATAAATTGCTTTACGCCAAAGATTTAATATCCAGCTATAAAGGACTTTGCTATCAAGGAGAACATGTCATTGCATTATTTAATAGAATAATTGTCCGCGACCCGCTAGACCCTATTCGTGCTATTAAAGAAAATATGTTTCAGCCACCAAACCCCCGCTATAACGCGGTGGGCATTGATTTCGTGGTCTTTCGCCGCCTGGAAGATTGCTCTGAGTTTTGTCGTTCGGTCTATGTCCCTCAAATGGAATATGTTATATATGTTAAGAATAATCATCCTAAAATATATAAAACGCCCGAATTATTAATGCAGCTTTTACACTTGCCTATTTCTTCTTCGGCTCTGCGGATATAAGAGCATAACGCCGCACTAAAAATTTAACTAGGTCGTCGCGCAAAATATCCTCTTCTCCGAATTCCATGTAATAAACACCATTTTCATTTCCCTCCGTATCAGAAAACGCTTGAGCCAATTGCTCAAATCCGCCCGATTTACCATTAATGTCACTTTGCGTTGGGTCAGCTAGAACGAAGCACTTGGAAAAACGCCCAATCCTAGTAAGGACAGTATAGATTTCTTTTTTGGTCATGTTTTGGGCCTCGTCGCAGATTGCGGTTCGCGCATTCCAAGATTGCCCCCTAATGAAGTTAACGGGCATGATAGTTATTCTATTATCTTTTTTTAATCCTTGGATGGAGGGTTTATCAAGAAGTTCTTCTAGCTTATCCTGAAATGGAATCCCATAATAAGCCATTTTATCGTCCACTTCTCCAGGTAGATAACCAAGTTTAGAATCAGAACTTTCAACCGCCGACCTGATATAAATAATATCAGAGACTCTCTTTTGATTAATTAGTTCCAGGGCCGCATAAACCGCTAATATGGTTTTCGTGCTCCCCGCTGGCCCCGAGATAAATATAATTCTTGTTTTTTTATCTAGGGCCAAGTTTAGGAATTGTTTTTGTTTTTCAGTCCAATTTAATGGACGCAACTTAAGCTCACCTTTAATTTTATCTCGTTGAGGAACTCGCGGAGACATATCTTTGGTATCTTTCATATTTAAAAAGAACTAACATAAAACTAACAATCTATATTACACACGATTTACTTTTCCTGTTTAAGGTGTAATAATGATTACTATGGCCTATGTAACAGGAACAATTTCAGATTTAGAAAATCGTTTGCATCAATTAAGTGAGACAACGGGAATCCTCCAGACATTCATCGAAGAGGGGCGCGGCTATATTAGTGTTTTGGGCACAGGATTTTCCGCTACCAATATTCCACCACAAATGAGTGGTAAGTGGGAAAAAGAAGCCCGCCAAATAAATTTCCGCATAGGTCAAAGTGGAGAGTCTCTTCTTGAGCAGCAGTTTTAAATTATTTTTTATTATTATTTTTCGTTTTAGAAAAAGAAGTCCCCGTTGTATTTTTCCCCTAGTGAATTATATCTATAGCTGTTTGTCTATGGAGAATTAAATAAGGGGATAGTTGTTGGAGAATATTAATTAATTTTTGTCCAGATATTTGGATATAGAAAACGGTATTCTGTTTTGCCCTATAAATTGGTGAATCGGCCCATTTACTTAAAAAAAGAAGACCTTCTGGTTGGTTCATCATGATTGCCAAGCGTTTAATATGAATTTTGTATTTTTTATTATTTCTATCTTTACGGACTATTTCTGTTTGTCTGTTTGTGAGAGAACCATCCCCATCTAGTAACCCAGCAAGATAAGAAAGCTCATCATCTAAAGAAAAAGGGCTGATTTCCGGTAAAGTATTATAGTTATTTGCTTTGATGGTTTTTAATAAAGAGATTTCCTTATAGAGTTTTTGATATTCTTCATCTAAAGAAACATGGGAACCAGAAATAAAATTGTTTTTTATTATAAATGCTTTTAATAAAATATCGGCCTGGGATTTTTTGACCCGAAGAAATGGATAAATCTTTTCTAATATGTTTTTTGTCGCCAAAGACCTATATCGAGCAGTATACATTGTTTTATATAGAGGATTTATTTTTTTATTATCATTATTAACATAAATAACAGCAGGAAACACAGATATTAAATAATCTATTAATATCTTATCAGATGCACCAACATCTATTTGAGGACGGTATTTTATTTTATTATTATTTCTTTTTTTATTAAGTCTTAAGCATCCCTCAGCATCAATAAGACCAGCCAAATAAGCATAAGGATTAAACGTAGAGATAGAAGGATAAGGAGATTGGATGTTATTCATATTTGGTATATTCTATAGTAACCCCCCTACTTAGTCTAAATATTTTATTTCCTATATCTATAACACCCCCCTGGCTCTATTTGCAGAAAAGTCTCTGAAAAAAAAGCAAAAAAGGGGGGCCATGAGTTTTGCTCATGACCCCTTTGCTTGTTAGCTTGGCTACTCTAGGGTAGCGTTCTCAAGCTTGTCTAATGACCAGACCTTGAAATCTAATCCACGCTCGCGTTCTACACTCTCGCGCAAAAACGCTTTCATTTCAGCCTGTTCTTCCGCAGAAGCTTCGCGCCCACCGATAAGAATACGTGATGCTTTGACATCATGATTGATTCCTGCTACGTAAACCGTTCCTTTACCAGGATGGATGACTGTCGCACCGCCCAAAGAGGGGCGAAACTCGAACCATGGCGCTTTTCCGCTTGTCTCGTGCCCAAGCTTGTCAGCTTGGCGTTGGTACGTTTCCTGCCCGCAAGCAGTAAAGGCGACTTTCAACTCTCTGGTAACCTCAAGGTCAAGAAAACGATTATCCGTCTTGCGTGCCCACGTCATAGGCGAGGCATAAGACAACGTAATGCGTTGACCAGCTTTGATTTTAGCAATGTTTAACATAAGTTTTGCTTTTGACCATCATTAGACCGCCGTTCCCCGTTCCTACCGCCCCCCTTGACAATGCCCAGAATAGGGAAAACCCCTATAAGGTGCAAGCTTATAGTGCAAAAATTTTTTTCTAATGTAAGCAATGTCCATGCCAACATTGACTTGGCACAAAGAATGCTCCCCAGCAATCTTCATGCCAACCCATACTTGGCACACTCTATGCTGCGGAACGCTGTCTTGCGTAAACCCTTGATAATCAAGGGCTTAAAACGGGAGCCCTTCTAAGCCCTTGCAATTCAACGACTTAGGTGAATGGCATAGGCGCTGCTGCTATAGCAATGTCCATGCCAAGCCATATATGGCACGATTCTTGCTGTTAGCACGATTCATGCCAATCATATCAAAAGACATTAAATAAAAATCTTTTCTATGGATTGACACAATTAGTCAATCACTATATTCTTATGGCATGGTCAATCAATTCATGCACCTTGACGCACAAAGCGACATGTCGCGCCTAGCGCAAGTGTCTATTGGAGAATCACTTATGCCTATCCTGAACGCTAACCTTTTCGGCGCTTGCACCCCTATCAAAGCCGTGCAAGCAACTATCGTGCCAGAAAACTGCGGGGACGAAGAAAAAGATGCTTGGTGCTATGATGTTTGGGCGGGTGGCGTAGTCATTGCCACCTTTCAAGACCAGCAGAAAGCGTACCAATTCTGTATGGACAAGGGATTGGAGGTAGCATGACACTCTTGGCATGTTTAATGCTCTCTGCCCTATGGGCGGGAAGCGTTGTTCAGGATTGGCACAGATAATGCTAGCGCGGGCCTTTGGCCCGCTTTGTGCTGCCCGTAAGGCACTTTCTCTAAGTGCTTGATTTGCAGGGGCTTAAAACGGCACCCGCCGCAAGCCCTTGAAATACAAGGACTTACGACTTTTACCTCTTGGCACGCTTCTTGCTCTGCCAACACGTTGGCACGTTATTTGCTTTACCCTATTTGGCACGGGACTTGCTTGCCGGGGCTTGGCACGTTATTTGCTTCCCCCCTTTATCCCCCCAAATGCACTATTTGGCACGCAATATGCTTGCGGGGGTTTGGCGCGAAAATTGTTTTATCGTTTGGTATGAAAATTGTTTTTGACTTTGAGCTACTTTTTGGTATTCTTCTCTTGTCAGCAAAACCTAACCTCAAATCAAATGAACGCAAAACAAATCGTTTCCCTAGTGGCGAGCCACAAGGGCCAAAACCTCCGAGCATCATGGGAGCGTCAAGCGAAAACGTTCAAGGATTGCCCCTTGAATATTCGTAAAGCCACGTCTTGCATTGTGCGGGCTGGCATAGATTATGCTAACTTGGCCAGCGTCAAGTCGGAAATCGAGGCTGGCACGCGAGATGCTGTTGAATCCCTTCCTTGGGGTACTTGGCAGGAATTCCCGTTTATCATCTCCCACAAGGGACAAGAATACGTGCGCCTTTACCCTGCCAGCGGTTTTGCCGCCGATGTCAAACCACAAGTCGATTGGACGATTGACGGCCAAGCGGCCTCTTTCAAGGAAGTAGAACCTTTTCTTTTGGCCAGCGAAAAGCCTAATCCTTCGGAGCCTGCCCCTAAGTGTTTCACGCTGAAAGCGGAATCAATTCTTTCTATCGGTTAGGCTAATTGGCACGGGACTTGCAAGGGCAGGTTCCGTGCCATCTTTTTTTTTATGACAATTGGCCTAATTCTCGCCGTTTTCTTCTTACTTGGCATGGAACTTGCTTTGCATTGGCGTCGAAAGTAGGCAATCGACGTAAGTGCCTCATTTGCAGGGGCTTAAAACGGGAGCCTTTGCAAGCCCTTAAAAATAAAGGAGTTACGAAGAATCACCAAGTCTAATAATGGTGGTTTTACGGCAACTTGGCACACTATTTGCTCTATTTGGAAAAAACGATGAAAAATGGCACGATTCCTGCCGTTCAGAAACCGTGCCAAGTGTTGACCTAACCTAATCAATCAAATGCGCGTAACAAGAATGTAAGAGAAGCTTATCCAAGGGGATATTAGCTCGGGTTACCTTACCGTCCATGATTCTGGTCAAATCAAGGTGCCCGCTCTGGACAACGGCATTGTATAAGTCGCCCTTACAGCCGACAAAAAGAAAGGAATCATCCTTGGAACGTTCGTTGCATTCATGCTCAAAAGACAATCCAGCCTTTTCCACCGCTTCCTGAACGGTTGGCATGTTTTCTGCGGAGGCCATCAAACGGACAGTCAATCTAATGTTCATTGTGTGTTTTGGTTAAGTGCTACTGTCAACGGGAAGAGTCTCGCATAATCGACCGATTGCGTCAACACTTTTTAAATCTTTTTTTATCGACGTAAACCCTTGATTACCAAGTGGTCAAAACGGTAACCCGCCCAACCCCTTGAATACCAGCCACTTACATATAATAAGTAATAGTAATAGAATTCTCTCTCTTGCATTAGTATTATTATTATCTCTCTATTTGGTCTTGACTATTTGAACGGGGCGGGCTAGGCTTTGCCCGTAACCTTAACCTATAACTTTATGGCTTATCACCGATATTCAAACTTCGCCCGCTTTTGCACAACTTGCGTTTCATGCGGCGGGGCCACTAGCAAGACTTATGCCAAGGCTCATGATGGCCGGTGCAAAGCTTGCGTTGCGGGGACGCAACCCGATGGTAGCGTGGACATTAGAAATCATCCGATGCTTTGCCCCGATTGCAGAGAGCATCTTTTGACCCCTTACCAGAAAAAACACGGTTACCATTGCGACCATTGCACCCGTGAGGCTGACCCCGAAGGTTGGGCGCGTGAAATGTCAACGCCCATGGAACCTGATTACTCTTAATAAACATTAGGGGCGCTTATCTTGTGTAAGTGCCTCTTTTTTAAGGACTTAGAATGGTTCCCCCTTTTGACCCTTGATAATAAAGCACTTACGAAGATTAGAAGCATGGCCCCCGCTCCGTAGCAGGGACCATGCCAACCCTAAACCCTAGTCGCGAATGTCTGCTCGAATGTAGACACCATGAAGCCATTCGTTAGGGAGGCTAATGACCTGGAATTCCTGGCCAGTCCAGAAATTAAATTCAGATTTATTGGGCCACGCGCTAGGCTGGTACATTTCTAGCTTCGGGCCGCTGTTTCCAACCTTAAACTGTAGATTATCTTCCCGTTCAATCAGAATCGGGATGTCGGCGTCGGCAAAAACTTGTCGGCACTTCACAAAAGTTTCGTCGTTTTTCGCGAAAATACGAGCCGTCAAAACAGGAGAGTTCATATTGTTGGTTAAGTTTTACTGTCAACAACTACATGATGACAGAATCGCGACCCATAGCAACACTTTTTTTCATCTTTTTTTATCTTGTGTAAATGCTTGATAGTCAATGGCCTGTGCGCGGACCCCTTCCAAGCCCTTGCAAATTAACCACTTGCGTATAATAAGAACGTCTTATGAATACAATGAGCATCTCTTATCATCAGGCGTTATTATTTTGTTTATTATTTCTCCTAAAATCTGTTATTTGGGTGTTGACAAGAAAACAGGGCCGTGCTATTTGTGGAGTATGACATTCGCCACGACGATTGAACACGAGCTGAAAAACGGCAAAGAAATCAGCCTCGAAATCGAGTGCAAATTCGACGTTGGCAATGATGGTATCGGCGCTTATGAATACTGGGGCCAGCGTTGCGTGGACAGGGGCCAGCCGGTGATGGAACTCAATGTGCCTGAAGATGTTACGATTACTTCGGCAACTATCGACGGACGAGAGATTCCCGCTGAAAAGCTGGAAACTCTTGGCTTTCAAAGGTTTGCAGGGAAAGTCATTGTCGCGTATGAGGATTCGCTTGTCGAGCAGGCATGGGATAGTTTGGCCGATATGGCTGATGATTGTGATTAGCATTTCTTAACGGGGGTTGCTTGTGCAACCCCTTCATTTTCAAGGGTTAAAAAGGGGAACCGGCCCAAACCCTTGACTATCAACGCATTAAAAAATTAAAAAAACATTTGACAACCTTTCAATCTTTGCTTATATTCACATCATGAAACGATTCCTGTATTTCTTTGAAAACAATGTTTGCGTCATAAAAGCCGATGTGCAAACCGGGGTTTGCATCCGCCTTTTTTCACCGGCTCATTTTGCCAATCGTCGTCTCGATAATAAAGGACGAAGAATAAACGAAACAGGTCTTAACCTTTCCTTTTGGGAGCGGGCTTCTAGCATACCGAATACAGTAACTTTTTGGCCCATTTCCCGAGCATCGGCCCGCAAGTATTATGCCACGGGCGAAGTTCCCCCGCGCAAAAAGACCAAGTAATTCAGGAGCAGGCACTTTCTCTAAGTGCCTCTCTTTTAAGGGCTAATATAAGGAACCATCGTAAGTCCTTGGTTCTTAACGTTTTACGAAAGACAAAATAATTCTTGTATTTCTTCTAGGTTTCCCCTATCTTTGGACTATGACAAGTTTCCGATGCAACCCAGGCAGCGAAGAAAACCAACGCGCAACCCGCCAGAATCAACGCGAGGTTTTTGCTCTGAATCAATTTGCGTCTCTGAGTGCCGAATCTCCCGAGTCCCGGCTAGCTCAAATGAGCCCAGAAGAGCATCAAGAGTGCCAAGATTTTCTTGACTCGCACGTTGCTCTCGTGCCTGACCCATAAACATAACTCCTAAACTTTTTTCGCCTATGCCCCGCGCCCCGCCCAACTAATAGCTGTTTTAAAATAAATAATTATAATGTAGCTTACGAGGTCCAAACTCGTAAGCTCTTTGCTTTCAAGGGGTTACGCAGGCTCCCCTTGTTGACCTTTGCAAATCAACCACTTACGAATAATGAAAAAAAGAGACGATTCTTGAAATAAAAGCTTGCTCCCTATTTGCCTCTCTGCTATTTTAACAGCATGAAAACGCGATTGCCATACGGTGCGAAAGAATACATTCTTGTTCCCTTGCGCGAAAGCGTTCCCCCTTATCTTCTACATCAGGGCGACACCCCAGAAAGCATCGCGACTTATGCTAGGGCACAAATCATGCCAAGTATGTTGCAAGTGGAAACTTTTTGGGTGGTATTGTTGAATACCCGTCGCAAGGTCATTGGTCATGTTAAGATTTCACAGGGGACGCTTGATACTATTCTTGTTCACGCAAGGGAAGTTTTCAAGCCTGCAATTATTGCTGATGCGGCTGCAATCGTGCTTATGCACAATCATCCTAGCGGGGATTCTACCCCTAGCGAGTCCGACATTAAAGTGACTCGGGACTTGATTAGGGCGGGCCAATTGCTTAAAATTGAAGTGCTAGACCATGTAATTCTTGGCCATGTTTCAGAACAAAAAAACTTTTGCAGCTTACGAGAATTGGGATATTTCTACTCTTAATATGATTCACTTCATTAAAACATCTAATGGCGTTTTTATGCGCCAAGCGTGGACTGGTGGGGACGTTCCTCCCATCGCATGGGAGAGGATTAGTCAAGTTGCTTCTGAACTTTACGCTTTCTTCTTAGAAGAATCAATTGCCGACAGTGGCGGATTAGATTTCTGGGCTTGTGCTGGGACTAGCGCCGAAGAACGTCTTGACATATTCAAGAATCGTGCCAAGTTAGACGCCTGGGCGACTTTTAATAGTCACTGCAATAAACCATAACCAAATGTGGCACTGTCATAAGTGCCTCATTTTCAGGGGCTTATGCGGGTTGCCCGGTTATACCCCTGAAAGAGAGGGACTTGCGTCCCTCTGCTTTGATTATCGACCAAACGGGTTGTCCACGAAGTTAAAATACAATCGCGGCGAATGCTGGAAAGAAACCGCACCTCGCAAGCCATCAGATTTGCGCTTGACAATGCAAAACGGGGCTGCGAAACTTTGCACCGTAAAGTGCTGGCCTAGTTCGCCCGTGTCCCAGACATTGCCTTTTCCATAAATCGCTTCAAGGCGAAGGCGTTCAGCTTCTTTGCTGTCAGACTGAACGGCAGCATTGTTTTCGGCAACAAGGGCTCGCCTGATGTTTTCGGTATGGTCCATATTAGTAAAGGTATTCAAGTTTGACAATGCGCGAACAGCCAATCTTGGCGTCCAGCAAAGCACGCTGGGCTTGCGCGACAGTCAATTGACCGTTGAAAGTGTGGGAATACTTAACGCCCGACCGAAGGTAAACAATGAATGTTTTCATGGTCAAAGAGTATCGCATTTCTCTTTGAACGTCAAATAAAAAACAAAAAAAAGATAACATTCGTAAACCCCTGATTACCAAGAAGTCAGATTGGCTACCCATCGAAGCCCTTGAATTGCAAGCACTTACAAATAATGCATAAATCTTGTGGAATCTCTCTTGACCTTTCGGGCTATTTGGTGCAATCTGTATTTGCCATGAACACATCAGCCGAATGTCAATGCACCAATACTTTTACCTGTCGTTATTGTTGTCAAATATGTGTTGAAAAAAACATTGCAGACCAAAACAATTCTCCCTCTTTTATGGAAAATCAAGATGAAGTAAGCCATATCGCTACGGGTTCAGAATCATTGGCAGAGTTTGCCAACAATGCTGGAATGGATAATCCAGACAAGGCTTGGCTATTAGATTCTCGTGATGTGTGGGTTAAGAACCCTTATTATTCCGGCCCGCCGATACCTCATCCCGAAATGGACGACGGCTCTCAACACCTTGACAGAGGAATAACGCCCGAAGAATTGCAAGATAGAATCGAGCGGGAATCTTATCTCTTCTCTTTGGCCAATCACGAAATCGAACAGCCGCCGTTTTAATTTCAAGGAATCTCCACTTTTTGTAAGTGGTTGATTCTCTTGGTGTTAATTGGGATACCCCGCTAAGCCCTTGAAATAGAAAGGGTTACGGAGCTTGTGGCCCCGTAACCCGGTTGCGCGTGCTAAGCGTTTCGTTATCCCCCCACCTTTCGATACTCGACGTATTTATGACCGGGGAAAATGATGGGCCGTTTTTCGTCAATAGCTTCATGAGCCGTCAACGAGTTTGTTTGCCCGTTAGAGTTGGTATTCAACAGAACCCGTTCCCTCGAATTACGCCGAGCATTGCGGCTAATCTCGCCGTCCTTTCCCTTAATCGAAACGGGGAAAGTTTTTGCGGTTGTCAATGGGCCGCTTGTGGAATGATAGTTCCTCACAGGAACGTCCACACGAATTTCTGTCTCGCCGTTTTTGCGCGCTCGCGTAAGTTTAATGTTGAGATGCTTTGTGTTTTTGTTCATAATAAATTGGAGCGATGGGTTGCTTTGCACATCTTTCTTGACGCCTTTCATTCACGTCCACCACATTGAAACACTACGCGCTCTTTGGCGTATCGTCAAGTTCTTTCACCGCCGAACGGACGATATCCTTGACGTAAACATCACCCAGCTCACCGTTAGGCATGAAAGGAGTAATAACCAAGCAGAACCATCGGGCGAAAGGATTACGTAATTCCTTTTCGGGCGTTTGATACTTCTTTAGGACTTTCCAGGTCCATTCGCCAGCCCGCCAAACCTCATAAGGCTTGTCAACGGGCCGCATTTTAGAGCAGAGATTCTT